AACAGCTTTAACTTCACCTACGTAGTATATATCTTCAAAATTTGGATCTTCTGTATATGAGTGTATCATATAGGCAGGGTCTACGTAATCTAAAGTTATACCTTCTGCTGTATTGAAGTTTGTTTTAGCAGCACCAATACCAAGAGTTACTAAGTCGTAGTTTAATCTACGTTTAAGTAATTCAAATTTATTTTTATCTAATGTTTGTGTTATAGCTTCTTCCTCGGCTATTTCAATAGCTTGTTTATAAGATAACTGTAAATGTAACTCCATCTCTTCCATGGTCTTAGGAAGATCTATAGGTGGTATATTTGTTTTAGATATATTTTGACCTGTAGTTTTTTCTACTTCTTGTATAATGTCTTGGCCAAACATATCCATAGCTAAATTAGTAGCGTAATCTGTTCTTTTCTTTATAGACACAGGATCGTTAGCATATGCTTTGATATCATAATCTTTATTAGATATACCGTTAGTTAATATATCTACAAACTTAGATAATATAGGTACAGGCTTCCAGTCTAAATTCAAATAAGATAAATCACCGTTAATAGATAATTCATCTTTATATTTTTGTGTTGATTGCTCTCCTCTAGCATATAACCTACGTGTATGGTAATTATTAAAAGAAGTTAAATATCTATTTCCATTAGTTCTACCTTGCGCAAACCACTCTGACTGTATAGCGTCAGCAACTTTTGAACCATACTCAAGACTTAATTTTTCCTCCAAAGGTACTACCTGATTGGGAAACGCACTATTAGCATTATAATTTATATTCATTTACTTTATAATTTTAGAAGCAATACCGGTGTTATCATATTTCTTTATACCTAAATTATAGGATATAATTTGTCTTTTTGGTATAGGTCTATATCTATTTTTGTTGCAAGCCATAAGAGCTAATCCAGAACTTATAGATGCATCATGCTTTGTTCTGTTGTTTATGTTAAATCTACTCCAGTCATTTAATGTTCTTTGAAAATACATATCACCATAACCTTTTTCTTGTAGACCTATAAAGTTTTCTATATATGTCTCTATTGCAGCGGCATGAGCTTGTTTTATATCTTCGCTTGAGTTTGGTATACCACCAATATCTCTTTCCGTTACAGACAATTTATTATAAACTTTGTCTGGTCTATTCATTGAAAAGCCTCTATAACCTCTACGTTTGAAATGGTATAACAATCTAGGTTTGTTATTTTCACATAGTATAGGCATTCCATAAAACACACAAGCCATCAAAACATCTTCAAAAAATATCTCAGCTGTTTGAGGTCTTGATATGTATTCTAAAAAAAAGTGATTAGGTGGAACATCAAGCATACTAAAACTAGTTAAACCATGTAACGCTCCATTAGATCCTCTACTGTCAACTGTACCTGATATATCGTAGCTATCACAACCAAATGCGCCTAGACCATCGTTACCTGGGTATTTAACCCCACTCTTTACTATTACACGATTTTGTAGGTTTTCAGGTGGAACCCAAGTAACAAGAAATCTACCGTTATTGTTTGGAACAAATATAACACTAGTATCTTTTATACCGTCTCTCCATTGAAAGCTACCTTTGGTAACTAAAGAGCTATGCTTTAGATCACCATTAAAATCTATTTGCTCATATATCTTAGTTAGGTTAAATAACGACTGTTTTGCTTCATCTCTAAACGCGTGGTCTTCTGTTCTAGGAAATTGTCTGTAAAACTCATTTAAAGCTTCTTGATCACCTTTTAAACCATCAACTTCATTTTGCCAATATTCTATAACACCTAAGTCTATTACATCTCCTTGTGGTCCTACTACTTCTTCTTCTGGTGTATCGAATACAGGTATGCCATAAGAATCAATGTATCCTTCGTAGTTCCACTCCATAGGTATGAACAAAGAATAGAGTCCTGAACGAGTCTGTCCGTTGCGGTTTCTTTTTGTGACATCTGAATCATAGTAAAGTTTTTTAAAGTTTTCTCCACCCTTATCTAAAGCGTTTGAAGTTGACCCCATCATGCATTTACCTATAACTCTACTACCTAGTCTAAGTGTTGTTTTTGTAACCCTCCAGTTATTGAGGATGTTGTTCGGTCTTTCCCATTTACCCGATTCGTCGTGAACGAGGAGTTTGAGTTTCTCACCATCGTACGAGTTGTCACCCGTGTTCTTCCAGTCGATTGTGGTATCAAGACCCGTGATTTCTTTGACCGCTTCGTTTGTTTCAAGTTTCTTGCGTGTAAACTTTGAGGCTGGGACCCTGTAGGCCAGTTCGGTTTTTGGCCTGTCCATACCATCTTGGATCGGTTTAAAAAAGAACGGGTAATTAACGGAAATTGGTACAACCTTATCTGTGAACATTGATTTAGCATCGGGACCAGATTTGGACAATATGCCGTACCGTGAATCCGAGGATATTGTTGCAAGGTTAACTGTTTCAGCTGAGGACATAAACGAGAATCCTGATCTACGGTTTTTAAGATAACACATTCCATAAGACCGTTCGTCTGCTTTGCATGCTTCCCAAAATATAAAGAACAATCTGTTTGCTTCTCGAAAGTCTGGCTTCCCAACATCAATTTTGGACCACTGCAGGTACATAAAGTGAGTACCAGTAATGTAAGTATCCAGGCCCTTATTATTGAACCAAAAACCTTGTTCTCGTCTAGTAAACTCTTTATCGATGTAATCATACCACTTTTCTTTGAAATCTATGGGATAATTTTCCCAGTCAAATATTGTTTTTATTTTTTTTAGCTCATTCGGTAACTCTGCTCTTTCCCAACAATTTGATTTAAACTTAACAACATCTTTAGGTTTTGGTAATGCAATCTTTAGATTTTGTATATCGTATATTTCTCCTATTTCTCCTGTCTTACTTATAACAACAACGTCATGTTCTTTGTTGTAACCATACTCCCACTTCTTATACCTGTTATTCTTTTTTATTATATGAGGCTTAATATGGTCATCTACTATTTTATATAAACTTTGAGTATACATTATTTAGATCTCCCTTCTGCAAAACCTTTAAAAGTTTTTTCTTTACTTTCTCTAGGCTTTTCATTTAGTATAGCTTCCTCTTCTTGAATCCTTTGTAATATTTCAAAAGCATCGAATATAGCTAGCTTTTTAGTAGCTGCTGCGTTTTTTAATCTGTCTGCTGATATGTCGTCATCTGAATCAACGATAGCTTCTTTAGCTACCTTTATTAACTCTTCAACGGCTTTCTGCCCAGCTAGGATTATACTCTTCTTCGTCTTCTTTATATCCATGTTCTAATAAAATATCATTTGATTTCATACAATATAAACGTTCTCCGTCTATATTAAACTCCCATTCAGACCCAGCTTTAAATGTTACTATATGTCCTGGAGTTATTCTAAGCTCTTCTAATGAGCTATTACCTATTTTTAGTATACCAATATTGTTTACTTCTTTATTGTTTCTTAGAAGCTCTGTTTCTTTTATTGGTATTATAAAACAACGGTCATTTATAGATCGCCATTTATCTTTTCTTTTATATAAGTATACTTGGTCAACACTAGCAAAGTACAAATCGTCTTTAAAATAAGATCTACTATTTGTTTGCTTACCTTGCATGTTATAAAATCTTCTAAAAACGTTTTGATGTATTACAACTATATCACCCTGTTTAACAGGCGTTGCAATAGCGAGAGGTGTTGATACTACTTCGGCAAACCTATTTACAAACTTCCAACCTTCTATCTTAGTGTTTAAAACTAATTCAGTGTCTCCAATTTTTTTTGTGTTTGCGTATCTATCACCTACCGGCTTAACGATAAAATCATACACACTTCTCATTAGTACTTTATATCATACTCTATAGATATAGCCATGTTGGAATTAAATTTTTTCCATGGTAATACCTCGTCGTTTTTCTTAATGTAAATGTTATATGATGAATCTTTATCTTCTAGTAGAATATGAGATATAGTGTGACCACCGTAAACCTCTTGACCTACAGAGTAGTGCATAGCATCATTTTTATAATCAGCACCTATGCTAATTTTTCTTATGACATTATCCATCTTTCTCTATTTTAGTATACGTACCATCTTCTAAGTTAATATTGATAGCTCCATATTTTCCTTCAAGATCGTTTTTTACTTCTTCTATATCTTTGTTTAAAGCGGCTACTTTATGAAGTAGTCCATGCTTTTGAGTTTCTAGAACACCAATGTTAGTTAAAATTTCATTTAACTCTCTTTGCTGCTCTACTACTTTTTCTAATTCTTTGTCTTCTATTTTATTCATTTTATTTAATTTAATTTAATTGTTACTTTGAATTTTTTTAGCTTTTTCCCAGCTACGACCTACAAAGTAAGCACCGTAGACTGTTACTAAAAGGGTTTGAAATATCGGTATATACTCTTCCGCTATTTTAAATTGCCCTACATTACCATCAAAAAACGCACACACGGTAAATATAACCGTTAAGTATATAAGAACCATAGGGCGTATATTTTTAGAAAGCATACTATCTGATGCCATATCTGACTTCCACCTTTCGGTTACTTGCGATTGGGCTTCACTATCTGCTTTCTCTAGTATTTCAACCATTAGCCTTTTGGCCTCAAGTTTTTCTTCCTTGGTAGTTGTAAGCTTATCGATGACGCCACCAACTTCTTTGATGACGCCACCCGTAAGCCATTGAATTATTTTGTCCAATGTTATTTATTTAATTTAATTTCTAATACTTCTTTGCCATTTGGAAAAATGTAATCATATCCTGGATACATAATAGTTGCATACCCTCTGTCGTCAATACCTAAAACCTTATGCTCAACACCTTTCATAGTAATTTTATTACTAGCTATTAAGTTAGATTTTTTATTTACGTCAGGACTATTTTTTAAATATCCTTTTTTTGAGTACATTAGTATTTTGGATAAGTTGCTTTCTTTCTTTTATCTTTTTCCGCCTGTGAGATATTCAACTCGTATGGATCACCCATTGGGTAACTTGGTCTCATTCCTTGAAAAACAGAACCCTGTTTTACAGCTTGCTGATGGAAACCGCTGCCTTTTTTAACATCTAGCATTTTACCATCTGAAGAGGTCCTTTTTCCATGTATTTACCAGCGCCATAAGTCATTACGTCCATAACTTTTTTAGCACCTGCATCATATCCATTCATTCGTCCAGCACCAAACTTTTGAGAATAACCCATTTTAGCGCTACCTTCATAATCTTTTTTACCTGGCTTTGTTTTTGATACATCTCCTTTGTTACCACCTAGCACGACTCTATCGTATTTAGCTGGCCCTTTTTTGTGTCCCATTGCAGGTCCTTTTTTATACTTAGCAGCTCCCTTTTGGTCAGCCATTAGTTGTTTTCCTGCAGCAGCTGGATCTTTAGCAGTAACACTACCGCCATCTTGGTTTGATTTCATTTTTTTTGGCGCTCCAGCTTTCTTGGTTGTAGCGTCATATTTCATGTTTTTAGGCATATTGTTTATTTATTAACGTTAATTTTTTTTAATATGTATACTTCTCCTGGAAATGTAGAATACGTGCTTGATATTGTATTATCATCTAACATTTTGTATTCTATTTCAGCTTTGTAACCGTTATCTTTATTATATATACTTGTAGTTAATTTACTACTTGTTTGTTTTAGTATATTCTCTTTTAATGTCTTTAGCTCATCAAAGCTAGTATTTGTTATTGAAAGAACAGAATATTCACTTGCTAATATAGTAGTTATATATGTTGTTCCTTCAGATTTCCAAACGCCATTGAACTTTTCTTGAGCTTTAAGACTTAATGAAGATAGTGTAATAAATAATGCAATAATTAAGTTTTTCATATAATTGGATTTAATTGTTATTCTTTATTATATCATTACACAAAATATCAATAAGCTACTTTTTCTCTGCAGCATACGCGGGTTTTTCCCAAGGACCTTTACCTGCTTGCATAACAGAATAGTCGTATTCTTTTCCTTTGAACATAACTTTACCAGCGCCAACATTGTAGTCTAATCCAGTACCTGGATTTTTTATCTCGTCTTTAAATTGGTCAACATGTACTTGTTCATGCGCTATGGTATTGTCTAGTTCTTTTTTGCTAGAATCTTTAATGGCATTTTCGTTTAAAATAATAACTCCGTTTTTAGGTGTTCTTGCAAATACAGGATCATCACCCATATCTCTTTCAAACACAGATGTACTCATTTTATTGAGATCAAAAAAAGGTTTTATATTAAATGCCATTCTTGTTTCTATAAGGAAATTTGTTATTGAACCACTCTTGTCTGTTATTGCAACCACAATTGATATTAAGCCCGTCAGAGACAATGTCAACGACGTGCTTAATACCTGTTTTGTGTGTGAAGTTAGCTATGCTATCTCCTAGTCCTTTAGGTTTCATAATTACGCTACCGTAAAGCTTCTAAAGTAAACTGTTAGTGCAGGGTCATATTTAGCTGATGCATCAGCGCTGTCTTGAGGAAGACTTACTGAAGCTTTAACGCCACCTGGGTTAGCTGTCATAGCTCTTTGTATAGCTGCCTTAACCTTGTTTACATAGTCAGCAGAAGCTGGAACGTTGTTGTTAGGTGAAGCACCTGCTGAAGAAGAAGTAGCTACTAGCATTGTCGCGGTAGTTGGTCCACCTCCAGTTGATAGGTTTAAAGTTGCTTTAATAGCTCCGTCGTCTGGTGCACCTGCAGCAGTTGCTACAACTGATACATTAACGATAGAATCTGCTAATAATAAATTGTCTCCGTCCATGTCAGGAGCTGGAGTTCCACCCTGTCCAGTGGTTACACCACCTACTACAGGAAAATTGATAAAGTTTGCCATTTTGTTTTTGTTTTTGTTTTTGGTTATGTTTATGTTTGGCTAGGTTTATACAGTCCTATCTGTTTTATGAATTAGCTTTTATAGCTTTGTCTCTGCGTTCCATGTACTCTTCAGTAGAATGAGCGGTAGTATGTCTAGCAGCACCATGGTGTTTGTCATCGTATTTTAAATCACCTGCTAGTTTAGATATATGCTTTTCGTCAGCTGTCATATCTATATCGCTGTGACCGTGTTTTGCATCATAGTCTATGTCTTCTTTTAGATATTGCATATGTGCTTGATCGTCTCTTCTTGTAGCGGCAAAGTTATGACTTGTTACTCTAGTGTGTCTAGAGTTTCCGCTGTATTTTCCGTGGTGTCCTTGTTCGTTTACTGACATGTTGTCTTATTTATGTATTTAATAAATTATTTATATCTGCATCTGGATCTGGATTGATACCATTTTCTAGCAATACTTTTACCCATTCTGCTTCGTCTAAGTAGTAATCTACCTCATCCCAGTAAGTATCCATACATTGATCTGTATTGATAGAACCATAGGCTTTTATATTATCTCTTTTGTTATCCCAGCATATAAACCAAGTTTCTTGTGCAGGGTAACAAATACTTGTGCTTTTTAAATTTCCTTTTGACATAATTTTATTTTTTATATACCGCCGCCATCAACTATAGTCCAACCATAGGTAGTTACTAATGTGGTTCTTGCTGCTTCTGCTGCACCACCTAGTGTGTATTTTGAATTACCAAAATCCATAGTAAATGAATTTGTAATGCTTTGTGCCGCCCATCCAATTAGAGTATTGTCGTAATTTAGCGTTGATATACCACTAGAACTTAAAAATCTAGTTCCAGTTGTAATACTTGTAACATCCCAATTTGCTAAATTTTGATCAAAAGCAAAATTATTTTTATTAAACATATTATTTACGTTAGTTACATTGCTTGTATTCCAAACACCAATAGGGCTGTTAAATGCATCACAATCCATAAACATTTGGTCAAATCTTGTAAACGTGCTTGTGTCCCAAGTTGAAAGGTCTGCATTAAACGCTTGACAACTTCTAAACATATTATCTGCTCTTGTAGATGCCGGAAATGTCCAGCTGCCAAAACTTGAAGCCCCTAATAAAACTATACACCCTCTAAACATAGTTTGCATATTACCAAGTGTATTAGATAAATCTGGTGCATCTGTTGCTGTAACCTGCATATTGTTACATCCGTAAAAAGCATTACCCATTGTTGACCATTGTCCAGTACCCCAATTTTTAACTTCTAAAAGTTTTTGTCTATCACCTCCATTATTAAATAATATTCTACAGGCGTTTGTAGGTGTTACAGCTATTTCATAAGTACCAGCAGCAGCATACGTGTGTGTAGATGAGCCGCTCTGCCCTGTATCTGTAACGCCATCGCCCCAATCTACATCATAATCACCCGTCCAAGGCAATGTAAATTGATCATTATTAGATGTGCCTGTATTGTCTGTTTTTACAGATATAATGAAGCGCTCATCAACAGGTTGCCATTTTTTTTATTTAAAATATACTGTAGTAGCTATTAATAGCATCTGATACTTCATCTGCTGTAAAAGTATTTCTTGGAAACCTAGCAAAAGGATAAAAAACAAATTCTTGCACTTTCATATCAGGGGAATTATCACCAGGAGCGGCAGGTAAAAGAAGACCTAAAGAAAATTGAGTTACAAAAGTATTTGAAATATTACCACCCTTGAGCGCGTTTTTATTAGCACCTATCGCTCCGTTTCTACCTGACGTAGTTTGGTACAAGGTTTGATTACCTACGTATGTTGGCGATATATTGGTAGCTATATTTGCAGCTTTTCCTTCTAGTGTTACATCTTCGTCGGCAATACTGAAAGTATTATTACCTGAAGAAGATAAATTATAAATAACCCTACTATCAATTCCTTGAGCTCCTAGCTCATTAACTGCGAACATATTGTATAGTTCGGGTTGAGTTAAAGGTGCAGGGTATAAAGAAATGTTATTTAATGCCTTCGCTGGTTCTAGGCCTGATTGAGTAAAATCAATAGCAGCCTTACCATTTACAGTTATTAGACCAGTTGTGTTTACAATCATAGGTTGCTGGCTAGCAGTGTTTTGTGTTAAATCGTAATTTCCATTTTGATCATGCCAAATTTTTACAAAACCTTTACCAGAACCTGCCGCATTAACCCAGCTTACTAGTGTGCCGTCTTCAATTTCGCTAGCTGTAAAAGAAAGTTCAGCGTCATCACTACTTCTTCTTACGGTAACTACATTACCGGTATACGTTGAAAACAAATTTCTTAAAGAATAAGAAACCCCTTGTATAGCCGATGGATCTACAGTACCTGTTGAAGTGTTAGGATAATCATCTAGCAAAAAGCTTTCGGGTGCACCTCCACCTAAACCTAAGTTTACCATAGGAATACCTATTCCTATTGCATTACCTATTGCCATATTATTTTAATGCTACCATGTCAGTTGCTGTGGTTCCAGTTGCTAGTACATAGTCAACTATAACCGGTAGTATAGATCCAGCTGGTACAGCTTTGAAAACTACACCTTCAGTTGCTGTAGGAGGTCCAGATCCCGCTGCTCCAACTACTCCTGTTAATATAACCTTAATATCTCCAGCTACACCTACGTATAGACAAGAAGCGTTTAAATTACTTACATTGTTTATTGTATCTGTAGGTAGTATAGCTGTAGCTTGTGTTCCGAAATCTGGTTGATTCGCGTATTGTCCCATTTTAATTTTTTTATTATATTAATACTCTTTACCTTGCGCGCAAAGAACAGCATTCAACGGTTTGTAAGGCACACCAGCGTGATTGAGCTTCATACCTGTTATACCGCTAGAACTTCCTTTACCTTTTGGAAAATCAGCTAAGTTTAATGGGCCATCCCATACCGCGCTTTCTCCCACCTGACCTTCTAGGCTAGGATTACCAATAATCATTTTGCTTTTTAAATCCATGTTATATTTTTTTATTGATTCTCATTTTTGCAGCACCAACAGATGCGCTTCTCATAAATTCTGTTCCAAACATATCAGATGCAGGATCTCCAGGAGAAGGCATTGCCTCATCTAATGATCCAGGTGACGCTGATGCATTTAATGTTCCAGCTGCTATCGGTGCTGGTGGTGGTGTAGATACTTGACCAGCGGCCCCTACGCCTGTTACAAATTTTTGTATTGGTTGAGTTGCTTGTACTGATTCTCCACCTGATCCTTCTAAAGCATCCAACCTAGACTCAAGATTTTCAAATCTTTGCACCATACCAGCTCCTCCAAAAGCCGCCTTTGGCGTAACATTAGCTACAGCTTGTAATTTAGCTTCTTTTGCTCGATCTTGCATTATTTTGTCACGCAAGTTCATTGCTGCTTCTAATCCTGGATTTATCATAACTATCTACTTTTATCTCTATTAACATTATACACAGATGTTTGTAATACTTTGTCCATGTACGTTTTACCTTGCATTATAGAGTTTCTTCTTTCACTTGTAGGTATATCATCTTCTCCAGTCATTATTCTATAGACTCTTCTTATAAGTTGTTTACCTTTAAAAGAAACTTTATATATATTATATTTTTGAGTTGTTCTATTTCTTTTTCTCCAAACTGTTATCCAGTCTTCTTGAATAAGTTTGTTCCATCTTCTGTTATTCCAGCTAAAAGAATAGCTACCCATTTTAAAATCATCGATTGTAAACATATCTATACAATCTAAATATATAAGTAACTCAAGCTCAGCGTCAGTTAAGTCGTTGTTTCTACAGGCCCATTTGCGTATCGTACGGTAATGTTTTAGCAGATTGAAATTTTTTAAATCTCCTGCTTCTAGCCTTTTCATATCACAACGACAATATCTTGAACTTTTATTACTTGTAATTTTTTACCATCATGCTCTATATTATGACCGGCATGTTTGTCATAAAATATTTGATCGTTCTTTTTTATAAACGAGTGATCACCTGGATCTACTACCTCTGCTTTAACGTATCTAATATCTTCTCTATTGTTTTCAGATAACAACAAACCTCCTTTGGTTTTAGTTGTTTTCTTTTCTAGCTTATTAATCAATAAATAACTACCTACTGCTTTCATCAATTCTCATATTATTAATTACACAATCAGTTGATAGTATTGTTGTCGCTACTGAAGCTGCGTTTTTTAAGGCGCTCTTTGTTACGAGTAGCGGATCTATAATACCAGCCTTAATCATATTTACCATATTTCCTGTAACCACATTTATGCCTTCGCCTTTGTTTTTAGGTTCATCAACTTTTAAACCCGCGTTGTGCAAAATTGTTTTATACGGTGCTTTGATAGCTTTTCTTAATATGCTTTGTCCAGGTACTTTTTTATCTAAAGACTTTGAAGCATTTAATAAAGCTATACCACCACCTGGTACTATACCTTCTTTTATCGCAGCTTTTGTAGCGCATATAGCGTCTTCTACTCTATCTTGTTTTTCCTTTAATTCAATAGCTGAATTAGCACCAACTTTAACAACAGCAACTTTAGCGCTTAGTCTAGCTAGTCTTTGCTCTAAACCTACTCTAACATGTTCTTTGTTATTTTCTAAAAGTTTAGATTGTATTTGGTTTATTATAGAATCAATTTCCTCTGAATCTTTTTCAACTCTAATTATTGACTTATCTTTTTCAGTAACTACTTTAACACATCTACCCAAGTAATCTACTTCTATAGAATTTAAATCATCACCAAGATCTTCGTTTACAATAGTAGCTCCTGTCAATAAAGCTAAATCATCTAGTATTTCTTTACGTCTTAATCCATACGCTGGTGGATCTAAAACGTTTATCTTTATATTACCCTTCATTTTATTCATAAGTAAAGCAGACATTACGTTTGCTTCTACTTCACCTATAATTAACAAAGGTTCTTTTGTTTTTATAACATGTTCTAGTACTGGTTGTATCTGTCTTATTGATTCTACTTTTGAATCTATAATTAATACAAGTGGTTTATCTAGTTCCGCTGTACCATTATCTTTGTTTGTTATAAAGTTTGGATTTAATAATCCTTTATTATACTCTACACCTTCAACTACTTCTACTTTAGTGTCTCCTTCTGTAGATGGTTCCATAACTACAAGACCTGCGTCTCCTACTTTTTTAAAAGCATCTGCTATTATAGAGCCTAGTTCTTTATCGTTGTTCGTAGATATAATAGCTATATCATCTATTTTATCTTTCACTGGTACAGATTGTTTTTCTAGTTCTTTAATAACTATATCTACACCATTTAGTATTTGTTCTTTTATAGCCCTAACGTCTTTGTCATTTTGCTTATACGCTTCGTCTATTATAGCGTGGGCCAAGATAGTTGCAGTAGTAGTACCGTCACCAGCCTCTTTAACAGTTTTGCGTGCTGCTTCTTTTAAAAGCGTAGCCCCTATGTTTTCTACTGGATCTCTAAGAAATATAGCATCTGCAACTGTGACACCGTCTTTTGTAATAAGCGGCTTGCCACTTGTATCTTCTAGTATAACACATTTGCCGCTAGCCCCAAGTGTGGAGCTAACAGCTTTTGTGAGTTTCTCTATTCCTTTAAATATTTCGTTCCTAGCTTCGTCTCCGAAGTTAAGGTTCTTTACTATAGCGTCTGCCATGATTTAATTTGATTTGATTTAATTATTACTTAAAGGTTTTTACTACCTTCGGTCCTTTAACGAACTCTAGTTTTGCTGAGTAGTGCTCGATGCTACTATCAATAGCAGCTTCAGCTGATTCAATGGTTTCTCTTCTTGTTACATCTAGCCAGTTTTCGCAGCACGTATCTTTTTCTGGATCACAATTACAATCTGGATCTTTATACTCTGTTTGGTAATATCCGTTGGGTAGTTGAACAATTCTCCAGTTTTTCTTTTCTGATAAGTGTTTCCACCAATTTATCTGGTCTTGGGATAATTGATTTGGTTGACTAGACCATGTGTCAGTCTTATAGTATAATGTCATTGGTTTTGGTTTTAATTAGACATTTGGTTATGCTCTCACCCGAGCAGGGTATGTTGTTTATTATTACTTGGTTTTATTAGTTTTTAGTCGTATACTCTTATTTCTAAAAATATTTTTATATTGTCCGACTTGGTAGCTGCTCCTGATTGAACTAATACAAAATGATCTAATTCAACAGTGTTTACTGTGGTAACAGAAGCTCTTACTTGTGCAGGCCACTCATTTGTATCTAGAACACCATTTACACCATTAGCACCTATCGAAGGATTTGAAACTATCTGCGACTGTGTTGTTATAAGTGTTTTTGCTGCGGTGAAAGCGTTAGCTAAAGTACCAACATACTTTCCTACACTTGTTCGTGTCCATGCTATAACACCTAAAGTGTTTTGCATAACCGTGGCTGTAGGCGCAACTGCTCCGCCTCCAAAGTTTGAAAGCTCCACAGCGTAGGTTTTATACCCCAATGTTTGTGTAGAACCTATGAAATCACCTAGCTTACCTACTGTTGTAGTTTTAGTAGCGTTATTAGTTGTACTAACATCGGAAATAACTATTAAATCCCCACTTGTTACTGTAGATAATGCTGGATATGATGTTATATTTGCCATAATTAATTTTTTCTTTTACTTTATATAGTAGTATACCCTATATTCTTACAGGAAAAGTGTAATACTTCCAAAAACAGTGACACTTGCCCCTTACTTATATACCTTATAAGGCTTATGTCACACTTTTTATATTACTTATATTGGGTTATGGGGCTGCACCTATCCTCCTGACTATCAAGACTTTACGTAAAATCGTTTTATATTGACGTAGCCCCCTGATTTCCAGACGTTTACGTGTATATATACGAGTTTTTTATATATATTTCAAATATATTTATAACTTTTATTTAAAAATATATACAAACTTAATACGAAGTAACATTGATAATATAATAAATAACGAAACAAACTAACATACTAATAATAATAATAATAAAATAAATATCAAATATGCTTTTACTTCTTATTTCAATTCCAATTGCTTTATTCGCTACATTCTTACGTACTAATAACTATGACAATTAGTCATGACAAAGAGTCATAGTGCAATACTCTACTAAACAAAATAACTAATAAACAAATATACACTTTTATACAATAATAATACAAATCATTTCTGATAGTATAATAAATAACTAATAACAAATAAATAATAACTAATAACTTAAATTTTATAACTATGCAAAATTCAAATTCAACTTCAACTTCAAACAATTCTTTAACTTCAAAACGCTTCGTAATTCGCAAATCACTTATTGGCAAAAATACAATTATCACTGTACAATTTAAAAATGGCAAAACTTTTAAATATAACCATGACAAAGCGTATAACATTATGCAAAGCAAACTATCAACTATGCCTTGCTTCGCAAAATATAAATCTTATACTTCTTCAACAAGTGTACCAGTAATACTACGCGACAAAGAAGTTATATAATTAACTTAACTTCTTTCGCTAAACAGACATAACGGTTTCACTCTGCATTTTGACTACGTGAGCTCTACTTTGTGAGGTGGTTCGATTCCACCAATGTCTACTAATAATAAATAATATAACTATGAGAAAATTTAAACACACTGTACTAATAGTACTAAAAAGAGTAAACAAAGTATTAACTAACTTAGGTGCCGGAGCGGGTTACGCTTTACGCAACTAACAAACAAAATACAAGTTGCTATTGATAATATAATAAATAACTAATAAAAAATATAACTATGTCTACATTTTCATACACACTACTAAAAATATCTTGGCGATTATACGACAAGCATTACACTAAACTAACTGATGAACAAAAGTCTCATGTATTAGATATATACTACGACTTCTACTAAAATATAATACTATGCAATTTATACTAACTTGTCCAAACGGCAAACAAATAGATATGTCAAGTGACGTACTAAAACAAATGAATGGTGAGCTATCAAGTTCATACATACTAGAAAAAATAACTTATTATAAACTAACTAATCAAGAATAACTATGCTAGAATACAGAAATACTAAATTTATATATCATGAGTGGAAAGCTTACAATGGTAACAACGTGTCAGGCTACAAGTGCAATGACAAAAACTTACTAAAAAATGTAAACACTGTTAGCTTTGGAACTAGAACTCTAAGCGAAATGCATAATAAAATTGATGAGTATTTAGACAACACTGAGTTTCATAAAAAGCAAAGACAGTTGACAGAAGCAGGTATTACAGAATACTATGCAAGCAAAAGAGCTGATGGTGATAGTTATACTGGTGACTAATAAACAAATAAAATACAAATTACTATTGATAATATAATAAACAATTTATAACAACATAACTATGCAAAAAATTAAATTCTTCAACAAAGATGGCCAACCTTGCGCCTTATCAAACAAATTTTACAAAGGCTATACTATTGGCAATATTCCAAAGCGCTTCGGCTTCATATACGACGAAGACAAAGACCAAGATGGCTTTTCACACTGGTTTAACTACAAAGGCATTACATATATATGGGAGTAATGACTATGAAAGAGCTATGCGAATACTCTAAACAACAACAGATATTGCGAGCTGCGGAGCATAGACGTAAGCACGCCCACGAAGGATTGTGCAGTGGACTCACTGACGCCGAGTACAACCGTATGGTTATAAGGCAAAAGTCTACCTTTTCAAAGGCTAGAAAGTTCACTCACAACCGTATGTGGCGAGAAACAGGTAAAAATTATTCAGTAAAACAATTAAAAACAATAGTAAAATCATGAGCGATTCAGTAAAAAAATGGCACGAGATGCAAGGAGAAATTAAGGCTTCACTGCAAGCAGATAAAGAAATGGCTGCAGCAGGTATAGGCCAAGAAAACAAAAATGTAGAAAATCAATACTTAGCTCTTTAGGTAACGAAGAAAACAATTGGATTCCAAGTTATGAAACTTGTGAAGCGTTCTTAATTGGCGCAGGTCACAGTATAAGTAACATAGAGTGGATGGCAACTAAAACAAAGAACTTAGAGCATGGTAACTAAAACAGAGGCAAGACACGAGAAAACTAAAGAAAGAGTGTCAAAACAAACTAACAGAAGTAAAGCCTGGAGAAGTGGAGAAGGCGTAGAACAACTAATATTAGATAATATGAAAAAACTATTAAACAAAGACCAAATAAGAGAAGAGATATACACAGATATAATACAAGAATACTGTGACTTATCTCAAGACCAGATATCTAATATAGTAGACAACGAGATGAAAAAGCATGGACTTGGCATAAATATAAAGCTTAGTTTAACTGCAGTTGCACTAGATACTTTAGAAGAAGAATTACAGGATTTAAGAAACGGATTTGGTGATGACTTAGATGTAGAAGTATACAACTTAGATAGAATAATAGCAATTAAAAATATTAGAAAAATACTAAAAGATTATGAATAAAGAATATAAAAACCCCTGGGATTTAGCTTATGAGCTAAGTAAAGAACATTATAGTAAAGCAGACATAGATGACATGCTGTTCTGTGAAATAGAAGAATTAATAAATCAAGAATAGCTCAGCAAACACCTGGATTAGATTCAGAAGACAAAGAAGAAATATATGAAGTCGCAGCTAAATTTAAATAATATGAGTAAAATAGATGAAATAATAGACAAAGAGCTAGCTATCTTCGATAGATCGCTAGTCGCTACACCTAGCAATAGAGAAAGATTAGACCAATTTGCAAAAGCAAATAATGGAGCTAATGACGTTCTACTAACACAAATGGCGGTGCAATTAGGTTATATAACTGCACTTAAATTTATAAAAGGAGAAATAAATATATGAGCAAAATGTCAGAATTAGATTTAGTTGCACAAGGTGTAGCAGATCATGTGAGAGAAATAATAGCAGATAGTGTCGATTGGCAACTAGCTGATGTACCGTTAAATGGTGATAGCTATTTAGAAATGAAAGAGTATGTAGTTGGTTTAGCCTTAGAAAAGCTATACAATAATAATACAAACACTATTTGATAATATAATAAACTAAAAATAAATAAATATGTATTGTAGATGTGGCACAGAAGTGCACCCAGTTAGATTAGAGTTAGGATATAAAACATGTATGCCTTGTAGTACAACAAAAACATACTCATATGTTCCTATTATAGAACATAAAACAGGTAATACAATACAAATTGTAAGTCAAGAGCTTAGTGCTATGGTACACAAGTCTTGGCGTAGAAAGTAAATATAAAGAGCTTTACGGTGCATGCTCTATAAATATTAAAACCGATTTCTTATGTTTGTGAAGGGTTCAGTACGGCTGTAATGGTTAAGCTGACGAAGATCCTTTAATTTCATAAGTAGCAGTATCACGAGTAGCAGAGTAATTAACTGCTGGCACGGTGGAAGTCCGACCGTATGTTGAAGCAGTACAGAGGGTTAATCAACACCATCTATGGCTGCGAAGTATCAGCGAAGATAACTGCATAAAGGGCGTGAAATGGTTTGCTCAAAGTATCGAGTAGTAATGCGAGTGAGAATGCAAGTACGGCAGTGCTAAAAACACTCAATAGTTATTACCCTTTGAAAACGCAGGTTCGATTCCTGCCACGTCCACTATTACAAAATAAATACAAATTAAGCACGATAATACAATAAATTAAACTAAACAATATGAAACTAATTAAAGTAACAAAAAGCGGTGCTATACATTACGAGCTAGATGATGGCAGAATAGGTGCTACATATCCTTCTGGGTATGTAAGAGTATCAACTCACGGTATTGGACACTACTCAAAACGTGTAAAGTTTTACCAAATAAACAAACAAAAAAAGAAATGGTATGACAAGTCTAAGGCTTGGGGCTTTAACATAATTAGACTAAAAGTAAATAATCATTCAGACAGAACTAGACTGCTGTTAGACTTTAACAATAAAAACTGTAAATAATATGAGTAAAATTAAAACCGTCTATGATGAGTTGTTACCTGACGTTAAAAAACAACTACAAGCTAGCGCTAGAGAGTACAATAGCGCTAAAAGATTAAAATATGTACTAATGACTAAGTATGTGTGGTCCCACTTAACTATTGACGAAATGAGAGACTTACTTACTTATACTAAACTAAAAAGTTGGCAACTAGAGCCCGAAAGCTTTATGTATGGCGATAAAATCTTAATACAGAAATAATATGAAGAAATTAACAGACGAATTAATAGAAAGCAAACTTGAAGAAGCGGGTATTCTACATTATGAAGAAATGGATCATGAAAAAAAGCTAGAACTAGTGTTAGATCACTTTGGATCAGAGTTTACTCATGATTGGCAAAACTACGGCTTTTGTTTTACCACAACAGAAACAGCTGATGGATACGAGCTATATATGGCTACAGAAGATGATAGAAACCCTGATTTTAGCTATGATATTTACTATTATGATAGTCAATGGTTTGAAAAACTATCAGATGTTATCATAGAAGGCAATAGAATACAAATAGACGAGTACATGATGGATGAGTATGGCTTTCAAGATGCTATAGATGAAACCTATCAAGAGTTTTACAATGATAAATTAAAAGATATAGAAGACGAATTAATAGAACAAGGATATGAAAGAGAAGAAACAGGAACTACCTAAGTGGTTTAATGGTATGACATATGATGAAGGTGGTATTGTAGAAAACAGATTTACAGGTCAAAGTATTGAGCTAAACAACATAGAGCTTAGTATGTATGACTTTGTAATGGGTGCAACTATGACATCTGAAATGGGTTGGTCAACAGCTAATAACGAGATAGTTAGAGACTTACGCAAAGGATTATCTTGGTTTAGACAAAATAATGCAGAAGCCTATATGGTTTTA